TTGCTGAAGGTTATTGGTAACGACTGCTGGAGAGGCCGCGCATTTTTCTATCGTTCTTTAAATCTTACTATCATGTCTGACACTAAACAACCATTTTACAAGTCGAAGGCGTTTTGGACACTCGTCTCTTCTATTGTCGCTGCTTTGGCTGCCTTTTTTCTTGCTTCGTGTGCTGCTCAAGCTAGAATGCAGCGTAGTGGCGTTCATATTGACACCGTTCGTGTTGATTACATTATTCGTTCTAACAATATAACACACGTGTAGTATGCCTGCCCCTATCGCCTCTTCTTTTGGTCAAGCTCTCGGTCAGTCCGCCGCCTCCACAGGCGCTACTGGTTTAATTTCCGGTGCTCTTGGTCAGCTTTTCGGAGGAATGAATGCTCGTCGCCAATGGCGTTACCAGCAAAAGCAAATGAAGCTCCAGCAGCAATATGCTTTAGAGCAAATGCAAAAGCAGTCAGAGCTCTCTTATGCTAATTGGCAGAGGCAATTCGATTACGAGAATGCCTATAATGATCCTTCGAAGGTTTTTGATCGTTACCTAAAGGCTGGTGTAACGCCCGCGGCCGTTTTAGGCTCTTCCGGTGTTGGCGTAAACGCTACAATGTCGGGTGGTTCTGCTCCTATGCCCTCTGCTTCTGGCCCTTCAGGCGCTTCCTCTATTGGTCCCGGTGCTTCTCCTGTCAGTGATCCCACTGCTATCGCACAGAATATGGTTGCGCAGTCAACGGTAAGCCGTAATGATGCTGCTGCTAATCTTGATAACGCTCAAGCTCGATCAATTGATGATCAAAATGTCGGCAAGCAGATGTATACTCTTATGGCTGAGACTCGTGTAGCTTTAGATCAGGCTGCTACTAAGCATAATTTGGCTGTTGCGGACGTCCTTAGAGTGCAGGAGAGTATCGAGAAGAACGCTCTCTTTATCTCTGATGCTACTCTTTTGAGCTCTATTGCTGAGAAGAAGAGCCAAGCTGCTCTTGTCGATGCGGAGGTTCGCCGCTTGAATATCGAGAATGAAAATTTAGGCGCAGTCATGTCGGCTCAAGCCTTCATGATGAATACTCAGGCCGCTCTTAATCAAATTCTTGGTGAGCAGGCCCGCGAAGTCATAGAGTCTTTGCGTTTAAATAATCTCGATACTGCTAATGAGCTCACACGTAACTGGGAAAAGCGTTTCGATATCGAAATTCCGAATCCTCAGTATTCAGAAAATCTTAGAAGCAAAAATCCCATTACTCGTGGAAACCCCGGCCCTAAGACTTTTAAAATTTCAATGTCGCTTAAAGATTTTCACGATAAAACTATTATAAACGAAGCGAACGCATCTGACTTCCTTCCTGAGCAGGCCCGTATTGCTCTTCGCAACGCGAAGGTTGATCCGTATGTTGAAATTTCTAAAGCTTTAGTTGGCGCGGCCGCTAGTATTACTGGTGCAGGTATAATCCGTGGAGGCATGTCCCGCGCAGCTACCACCATTTCAGCTGGCGGCTCTTCCAGTAGTTCCGCAGGTTCCTCATTGACAACTCGTTATGATTCGAGAGGAAACGTTGTCGGTTATGCGAAAACGGAAATGAATCGCAGTGGACATTCGAGCACATATGGTACTACCCGTAGATCTCGTTAGAATTGCTGATTTTTTTTTGCATTTTAGATTTTTGTTATTATATTTGCGCTGTAAACCAATAACCGTATTATTATGAAAAAGACAAAACAACCCGAAATCGACAATCTGGTAATCGATGTCGTTGAGTATGCGTTCATCGAGTGGCTTGTTCGCCGAAATGTGTTTACCGCCTTTAAGGCGAATTACACCCACACTCCTACGGCTACGAGAACCTTTCGAGATTGCTTACGCGGCCACATTCGATATGCTTTTCGCAATCCTAATCTCGGCCCAAAATCTCTTATCTCCTCCGCCTTTACGTTTGCTTCAACTCCCGAGGGCTATAACTTCTGGCTCAAGCAATCTGACGATTGGGCGCGTTTTTATTCTAATTTTCGAGCGGATTATTAAATTATATTATTATGACGCAGATCCACGTTGTTATTCGACGAGTTAATCCGGCTCTTAAGGTTGACTTTGTCCAGGTAGGTTACATTAAAGACGACCAGTTTTCGGCACTTCGCCTCGACTCCCTCGATTGCACTCCCATTTCTGATTATGTAGAGTGTTCCGCTATTTCCGCTTCGCCTTATATCAGTCATAGTTCTATTCCTAGGCTCGTAGAGGCTCTGATTGCGTACCCTGATTTCTCGATCGATTTTTTCGATAATACGCTCGTTATTATGTTCAGTGTTAATTTAGCCCACAATGAAAGCACGTCGAAAGAAGAAGGGGAAGGGCACTAGAGTAGTGACCCGCCCGCTTGGTGGAAGAGTTCTTTAACTTATTGAGCCTCAGGGGAATCCTTTTCCTCTGTGGCTTTCTTGTTATTATATATTTTCGAGCCGTTAAGAGCGCGGCGAGTAATTGTTTCCGGCGCCGATGATATCGCGGACGCGAGATCGAGGCCCGAAACAGCGCAGCCCGCTTAGGCTCGTGTTGTATGAATTAAACTTTTCAATCATGGATTATATCGATTTTCAGCCTAGGTTTTCCCCTATTATTAATGGCTCCCCGCTTCGTTACTCTGTTGCTGTGTATCGACGTAGGAAGCGAATTATTATCGCCTGGTTCGCCGACGAAACTTCTGCGATCGAGTACCTTACTCGTTGTCGCCGTGATAACCCTTATGCTAAATACGATTACCTCCAAAGTTTGTTCTAATGCCCTGCTCATCTCCCATATGGATACGAAACCGTCGCTATTTTGACAAGAAAAACCCTTGTCGTAATGGTTCCGACGTTTCCAAGTCTGCTTTAGCTCTCCGCCCCTGGGATATCGCGCGACAGTGGCTGATGGTTCCTTGCGGAAAATGCGAAGACTGTTTGCGTCGTCAGCGTAATGATTGGTTCGTTCGCCTTGAACGTGAGCTCGCTTGTTGTAAGGCTAATAGTCAGCAGGCTATTTTTATCACAATAACTATTGCTCCACAGTATTACAATGAGGCGCTGCTTGATCCTTCTCGTTTCATCCGGCGTTTTAACGAGCGTTTGCGACACAGACTTGGTCATTCGTTTAAACATGCCTTTTTCCAAGAGTTCGGCACTCACCCTGAAATGGGAAATGAACCTCGATTGCATTTTCATGGCTTTTTGTTCGGCACAAACGTTCTTTACAACACAATTCGTTCTGCTGTTCGAGGTCTTGGCTTTGTTTGGTTGACAAAAGCCACCCATAAGCGTGCCCGATATTGCGTTAAATATGTTACTAAACAAATTCAATTTAATCCCGAAGAAATTTCGGATAAATACGTTACCGTAAATGGAAAACTTACGCCTTTATCTCGCCTCCTCCAACATCGCCGTTATACGCGAAAATTCGTATCTGCTGGCGTTGGTGATTTTCTTGGTTATATGCCTCGCCCTTCTGCCCGTGTTTCGTCGTGGTCTTATTTTGATATTTCGAAGGGTATCAATTATAATTACGCGATTCCTCGATATTATCTTAAGTATCTTAAATCGGAAGACGAAGTTTCTCGCTCAATTACCGCTGCTGATAGCTATGCACGCTTTAGCAAGTCTCCTCTGGTTAAGCGTGTTGTTTCTTTGTGCGTTAAACGGTTTGGCCTCGATTCCGCCGTATCCCGTAGAGCGACGTATGTGTGGGAACAAAAGCAGATGATGCGCTTCTCTGAGTCCTCTCAGAGGATGCCTGATTTTGCCCCTCCTACTTGGTTAGATCAGGATATTCTTCAGTTTTGGAGAGATCATTATAAACTTCAACTAAATATTTAATTTATGGGAAAACAACCTTTTATTTCTCACGCTGTAAATGGCTACTCTCGCTACGATGTTCCTGAGAGTAAGGCTTTTACGTGTACGCCGGGTATTTTATATCCGGTGCGAATTGATTTTATTAACGCTCGTGATCGTGTTTCTATCGAGCAAGGCATCGACGTTCGAAGCAACCCTCTTGCCGTCCCAACGTTCAATCCCTACACTATTCGACTTCATCGTTTTTGGGTGCCGCTTCAGCTCTATCATCCTGAGTTGAGGACGAATAGTAGTAAATTCGACATGAACGATTTGAGCTTGAATTGGATTACCGCCCTTGTTGGTACTTCAGGTACAACTACTCCTAATTCCGCTCTTGGCGTTTCGCGTGCCTTTCCTAATTCGCTTATGTCTTGGCTTCGTGTTTCCAATAAGACGTCGCTACAACTTTCTAACCAACCTCCTTATACTGCTAGCCTCCCTACCGGTGCTGCGGTTAATCAGTGGGCGAATGCTGATACGTATTTGGCTTACTGGGACATCGTTCGAAATTATTATAGCTTTCCGCAGTGGTCTTTGTTCTCGATCGCGTGGCCTGCTTCCTGGTCGATCCACAACGACTCTTATTCTTTTGCCACTGAATCTACGTATTTTAAGCAGGAGTATTCTAACCTAGAGTTCCTCGACGCCTATTTTGAGAGTCAGTTTTACCCGTCAGCTGTTTCGAGTACAAATAATACTTTTAATAGAGGCAACCTGTTTTTTCAGATAATCGATTCCCAACTTCCGACAGGTGGTGATCAGAACGGTTACCCCGTTTCTACCTCGCTACCCAGTGGTGCTAATATTGTTTCTGGAAGCGGTCCTGCCAGTCAGTTCGCTATTGAAACAGGCGGCGCTTCTGTCACCAGTATGGCAGCTTTCTTGTTTGCTCATCCTATGGCCGTTGTACCGTCGAATCCTGATCGATTTAGTCGACTCATTCCTGTAGGCTCCGCATCTGCTGTTTCTATGACTGGCGTAAGCACGATCCCGCAGTTGGCTATCGCTTCTCGCCTTCAGGAGTATAAAGATCTCCTTGGCGCTGGCGGCAGTCGCTATAGCGATTGGCTGGAAACCTTTTTTGCTTCCAAAATTGAGCATGTAGATCGCCCCAAGCTTCTCTTTAGCGCCTCGCAGACTGTTAATGTGCAGATTGTCATGAATCAGGCCGGCCAGAACAATTTCGAGGGCTCGGGCGTGAATGGTCCTTTAGGCCAGCAAGGCGGTGCTATTGCCTTCAATGATCGATTAGGCCGTCGGCAGTCTTATTACTTCCGTGAACCCGGCTACATGATCGACATGTTGAGTATTCGCCCTGTTTATTTTTGGAGTGGTGTTACACCCGATTACCTGAATTATCAAGGCTCGGATTATTTCAATCCTATTTACAATGATATTGGTTATCAGGATGTTCCTGCCGCGCGGCTTTTCAGCAATGCTGCGGGTTCGAATCTTGGTCTTTCCGTCGCCTACGAGCCTTGTTTTAACGAGTTCCGTTCGTCTTATGATGAAGTATTAGGCTCTTTGTCTTCGTATCCCGCTCCTCTGTTAGGTTCCCCTAAGCCCCTTTACTCGTATTGGGTGCAGCAGCGATCTCTTGGTTTTTCCTATGTAGGCTCCGCCAGCGCTAATTATTATCCTGCGCTCTTTGTGGATATGGCGCAAGTTAATTCCCCCTTTGCCTCTAACGTAGAGGATAACTTCTTTGTGAATATGTCTTATTCGGTTCAGAAGAAGAATTTGATAAATAAAACCTTCGCAACCCGTTTGTCTAATCGCTAAATTTTTGATATTATGCCACTTGATTGGTTTCTCGAGGACACTCCCGCGTATGTTTCGCGTGGTCAGCGTATTCTATCTGTTCTTGATGGATCAGGCTCGGTCGATGTCCTCCCCGGTCGCCCTGATGTGATCGTCGAGCCCTCTGATTTTGACAGGGGTGAAAAGTTTAACCCTGAAATAGATTTCGATCCTAATTCATTCTCTCGTATGGATAAGTTTGACGGTCTCGAGGTTGGACAGGAACTTATTGATTCAGAGATAGATAGATCGAAGTCCGCTTCAAAATCTTCTAATCCTGAAGAAAAATAGTACATTCTTTACTTGACGATATATGCTACGTGCGCGGACCCCTTTGGCAAGAGTTCGTGAATTGCTGAAGGTTATTGGTAACGACTGCTGGAGAGGCCGCGCATTTTTCTATCGTTCTTTAAATCTTACTATCATGTCTGACACTAAACAACCATTTTACAAGTCGAAGGCGTTTTGGACAC